TGGGAATATGGAACTGAACCTCTTTATGAATCTAAAAATCCTTAATAAATAAGGTAGAATTATAGTATTCGATGCCTCTAGAAAGGGTTAGTCAAGGGTTTAAAGACATTAGTATGACTTTTCAGATTAATCCTCTGAATAGTGATTTGATTGCACTCAAAAATGAAAGTGCAATTGCTCGTTCAGTGAGAAATATTGTCTTTACTATCCCTGGAGAGAAATTTTTTGATGAATCCTTTGGTTCAAATATCAGTAGATCTCTTTTTGAAAATATTGATGACATCACAGCGTCCATCATTGTTGATGAAGTTAGACAATCCATTCGAAATTTTGAACCAAGAGTGAATTTATTAGATGTTCAGGCTTTTCCTGATTTTGAGAATAACTCTTTTGATTTGACTATCATTTATGAAATCATTGGAGCAGACATTCCAGCACAACAACTACAATTCGTTTTGCAATCAACTAGGTAAAAATGCCATTAGTCAATTTTGCTAATCTGGATTTTAATCAGATTAAGACAACACTTAGAGATTACTTAAAATCTAACTCTAATTTCACTGATTACGACTTTGAGGGGTCTAATCTCTCCACGATTCTTGATGTTTTGGCATACAACACTTATATCACCTCATATAATGCAAATATGGTTGCAAATGAAGTGTTTATTGATAGTGCTACACTTCGAGAAAATGTTGTTGCGCTTGCAAGAAATATTGGTTATGTTCCCAAGTCAAAAAAAGCAGCGAGAGCATCCGTCAGTTTCTTTATCGATACTACAAATATTACACCTCCACCATCTACAATCACTCTTAAAAAAGGTCCAGTCGCCACAACATCTGGAGCTTTTGGAAATCAATCCTTTGTTTTTTCAATTCTAGAAGATGTTACTGCTCCTGTTATTAATGGAATTGCATCCTTCGATGATCTTAAAATTTATGAGGGTAATTTATTAGTATCAAACTTTACTTACAGTACAAGAAACCCAAATCAAAGATTCATACTCCCAAACGCTGGTATCGATACTAATTTAATTTCTGTTAATGTAAAATCGAATGAAACCTCAACATCTCAAGTTAATTACATTTTACAAGATAGTTTATTTGAAGTAAAATCAAATTCAAAAGTTTATTATCTTCAAGAGATTGAAGATGAAAGATATGAATTATTATTTGGCGATGGCATATTTGGAAAAAAATTAGAAGAAGGAAATTATATCACTGCAAACTATATCGTAACAAATGGGGATAGTGCAAATGGGATAAGTCAATTCACATTTGCGGGCAGACTTACTTATACTAGAAACTCTGTCGAATACACAGTTACCTCTGGCATCTCTCTACTTACAACTGGTCTAATCGCATCAGGTGGAGAACAAATTGAGTCTGTTGATTCGATTAAAAAGTTTGCGCCTCGTATATACGCATCCCAAAATAGAGTTTTAACTGCAGATGACTATGAAACTCTCATACCAACAAAAATTTATCCGGAAACAGAATCAATTTCTGTTTTTGGTGGAGAAGAATTAATTCCTCCACAATATGGAAAAGTGTTTATCAGTATCAAACCAAGAACTGGAGATTTTATTCCAAATTTAATTAAAGAAAATATTAAACTCAAACTTAAAAAATATGCAGTCGCAGGGATTGTGCCAGAAATTCTTGATTTAAAATATCTTTATTTGGAAGTTAATTCAAAAGTTTATTATAACACCAATCTAGCTCCCTCCTCAGAATACGTTTCTACCCTTGTTCAGAACAATTCACGCAAATACTCGGAATCAACGGAATTAAATAAATACGGTGCTAGATTTAAATATAGTAAATTTTTAAAAATTATTGATGATAGTCATGAATCTGTAACTTCAAATATTACTACGATTCAGATGAGAAGAGACATAAGAGTAGTATTAAATACGTTCTCGGAGTATCAAATTGGGTTTGGAAATGAATTTCATATTAAAAATATGAGTGGTTATAATATTAAATCAAGTGCTTTTAGAGTCGCTGGAATTCAGCAAAATGTTTATCTATCTGATATACCAGATACAAACAGATTAACTGGATCTCTTTTCTTTTTCACGGTCCCATCACCAAATTCTACAAATCCAACAGTTGTAAGAAGAAATGTTGGAGTAATCAATTACAAACGAGGTATTATAACGTTAAATCCTGTTAATATTCAAGCAGGGAAAGTAAAAGATGGGCAAACAATTATAGAAATTTCAACTTTTCCACTTTCTAATGATGTTGTAGGATTACAGGACTTATATTTACAACTAGATAATAGTAATAGTATTTTTGATATGGTTGTAGACAATATTTCATCTGGACTGGATCCATCAGCATCCACTTACATATCATCCTCAAGTTATGCAAATGGTCTTCTTGTTCGTCCTGGAGGATTAGTAGAGGTATCTACATCTGTAACTGGAACTATAACTGGAACTCCAACCACATCAACCACATCAACCACATCAACCACATCAACTACATCAACCACATCATCTCCATCTGTGGCCGCTGGAACTTATTCAGCACCAACAACATCATCTGGATCATCTGGTTCATCTGGTTCATCTGGTTCATCTGGATACTAATCAAAAGTAAAATAATAAAATGTCAGAAAAAAGAATTCAATTTAGCAATGTAGTTCAAAATCAACTTCCCTCATATGTTAGAGAGGAGTTTCCCCTAATATCAGAGTTTTTAAAACAATACTACATCTCTCAAGAATTTCAGGGAGCTCCAATTGATCTTATTAATAATATTGATCAATATATTAAATTAAATGAAACTACAAATTTATCAGATGGTGTAATATTATCAAATGATCTAGAATTTGAGTCTACAACAATCAATATTGATCTACGAGAGTCTCCAAGCGGAACTAAAGGATTTCCAAACTCATATGGACTTTTAAAGATTAATGATGAAATTATTACATATACTGGAATTACAACCAGTAGTTTTACTGGGTGTGTTAGGGGGTTTAGTGGTATAACCACTTATATTACTAATAATACACCAGAACAATTAACATTTTCATCCTCAAATTCCGCAGAGCATCGGGGTAGTAAGTATAAAATAACCGCTGGTGGTAGTGTGTTAGTTAAAAAAGGAGATACGATAAAAAATTTAAGTATTTTATTTTTAACGGAATTTTTGATTAAATTAAAAAAACAATTTCTACCAGGATTAGAAAATAGAAAATTAACAAATCAATTAAATCAAAATCTTTTTATAAAACAATCTAAAGATTTTTATTCAACTAGAGGGACTGATAGATCTTTTGAAATTTTATTTAAATCGTTGTATAACGAAGATGTAAAGGTTGTTAGGCCCAGTGATTATCTTTTTACCCCTTCATACGCAAATTATCAAGTTGTAAAAAACTTAGTTGTAGAAGCAATAGAAGGAGATCCACTAAAACTTGAAAATAATACGTTGAAACAAAATGAATACAATAATTTATTTACAAGAGCATATGCACCGATAGGAAATATTACAAAAACTATTTCTGGATTAGGTCAAACATATTACACTTTAAGTATTGATGCTGGATATGATAGAGATAAGAGAGTTGATGGAGCAGTTTATGGAGCATTTTCCGTTCATCCAAAAACAAAACTAATAGGAACTATAAGTGCTGGTTCTATAAAAACTTATGGTGTAACAAATAGTGGATCAGGCAATTATGTTTTTACTGGTGATGCCATTGGCAGTAATCCAACTCTTAGTGTGATAGTGGGAGATGTTTTAGTATTCAATGTAAACGCATCTGGACACCCATTTAGAATAAAAACAACCAATACCACAGGAACTGCTAATAATGTCACTACTGGGACTTTAACAAATAATGGAACACAAGTTGGGACTATTTCATGGAATACTGGCGGAGTAGAACCTGGCACCTATTATTATGTCTGTCAGAATCATACCTCTATGCGAGGAGAAATTCTAGTATCTGCTGGACCAACGACATTGGATGTTGATTCTACTGTCGGATTTGGAAACACAGGGGAACTTTATGTTACCTTTAATGATAATACTAATGGGGTGGTTGCTTACACTTCAAAGTCATTGAATCAGTTTTATGGGTGCTCTGGTATCACTAAAACAATTTTAGATAAATCAAGTATCGGGATAAACACCTATGCATATGGTGAGTATTTTTCAACTGAGAATGTGGGCACACGCTCTGCAGTTAAAACTAAAAATATAGTAAAACTTAGAATTAACTCTGTTATACGAGATCTGCAAATACCAACAGAAAGTTATTATTATGATTCAGATGATACTATTTTAGTTAAAACTTTAGGGTCAAGAGCAAGGGACTTTTTATCTAAAAATTGGTTTTATAATGTAGCATCAAAATACGAAGTTGACTCCATAAGTTTGTTTGATGCTTCAGACAATACATATAGGATAAATTTAAAAACTAATCACTATTTAAAAATAGGTGATGAAATTTTTATTACAGGCACAGACTTAATTAATAAAAGTTCAATTGTAACAGATATTTTATCAGATAAATCAATTTTAATTAAAGGGCAGGGCTCTTTATCTACGAGTATTAACTACACAGTTAAAAGAAAAATTTTGAAAGTAAAATCAAATACTTTTACCGCATCTAATTTCTCAACAAACGTTCAAAATGTTTATCTAAATCAATCTGAAACATCTGATACAAAACCAAATAAAGTTTTAATATCCTCACCATCAATACCATCTTATTTTGGGCAACCGATTGACACAAAAGATAGATCTGTTACTTTTACCGGAACTTTTTCTGGAGAGTCTCTAACAATTGCAAATCATGGTTTTTATACAGGCGATGCAATTTATTATACACCTAACAGAATAAATGCAGATTATATTAATCTCTCTGGTGTGGTATCAACGGGTGTAGTGATCAAAACATCATTATTTTACAGTCTTGATTCTAAAAATGATTCTGGAAAAACAGTTGATCCTCCTGAAGGAATATTCGTGGTTACTGGTGTTGTGGATGGTGAAGAAGTTTCTAATAGAAAACCTCCAAGTGAGGGATTATATTATGTAAAAAAAATCGATGCTAATACCATTAAACTAGCAAAAACTAAAGATAATATTTACAATTCAATCTTTGTATCAATAGGTAGCACTAACGTAGTTGACTCTAACATTCGTCCATATAATTTTAGATCTAAAACATTAAAACCACAAAAACTTTTACG